CCCCCCCTCATGTGCGCGCCCGGGTCGGTTCTTCCGAGGATTGAGGCGCGGTTACTTACCGGGTATCTATTTCGGCGCACCCCGGGGGGTATGTGGCGCTGTGATGATATTTCCGTCTGCATCGAAAGCGAGGCCGTCGGCAAGCGGCGGCGTTCCCTCGTGTATCAATGCGTGACACGTTCGGCAAACTGTCTCGAGGTTATCCTCGCCGAGCGCGATTGCCGGGTCGTCGATGTTCCTCGGCGTGAGCTCTATCTTGTGATGCACGATAACGCCGGGCTCGCCACAATGGACGCATAGCCCCGCGTCGCGCTTGAGAATATACGCTCGTGTGCGTCTCCATGCCGGAGACTCGTAAAACGCTTTTGCAAACTCTCTCATGCTCTCCGCCTCCGAATGGGTAAAGAGAACGCCCCGCACGGCCTCAAGCGTCCTCACGCATAAGCGCAAGGGCTCGACCATGTAGGGCGCACGGCGGCGAGGTTTCCCTCGACCTCTCTTTACGCCTCAATGATAGCACGGGGAAAATGCAAGTTTCCATACACCTTTTTTTCAATACATGAGAATAAGCGAGAAAGCGCCTTACATGGACGGCATAGCCCCCGCGCCGAAGTAGAGGAGAGCGAAGCGCACAAGAGCTTTGTTGCGCTGGTCGTAGATGGACGTAGGCGAGGCGTAGCATACGGCCTCGGCGATTTCTTCCTTGCTTTTGCGCTCGATGTACCAAAGCCGGAGGATACGCGCGTCGTCCTCGTCCATCTGCGCGAGCACGTCGTCGATTTCCTCGACCTTATCCCGGGTAACTTGGATTTCCCGCATAACCTCGGCGAGCTCGAGGCAGTCCGCGAGCGCGTCGTTTACAGATTTCGCACCCGTGTACGGTTTGGACATATCCGCCGACGGATACTCCGACGGCGCGCCGTATCGTAAAATGCGCTCCTTTTTCCGCTCGAGATTGCCTAAAGCCGTCTCGAGCAAGCCGCGAGCGCGGAGAGTTTTCTCCGCCGCCTCGAAATAGTTAATCATTAGCTCGCCCTCCTCGTGCGTTATCGTGGTTTAGGCGCGTTTCCCTCCGTGGCGGTATTCGCGTCCCTTGTTGTACTCATGCTTTGCCATGAGCACGGCCTCAACGTCCACGCCCATATAGGCGAGGTAATCGAGGATGCGGATAATCGCGTCGCAAAGCTCGACGGCGACTCCCTCCGGCTTGCAAGTGCCGGTTTTCTCGTCCTTGTCGCAAGCGCCCTCGAACTCGCACACCGCGCCCGGGATACCACAGCACCCGTAAATAGTCGGATTTCCGTCGCGCCACTCCTCGAGCGCCTCCGACACTTCCGAATGAATGAGCGCGGCGACCTCGGGGAAGCTCCGAGCCGTCTCCCACCATCCATGCGCGACCGCGTTTTCGTGGACTTCTTTCGCAAATTCGTTTACTGTCATTTTCGTTTCCTCCGTTTCGGTTTTATAAATACACCGTCCCGCCGATAAAAGCGGGCGACGATATACTTTCCTCCGTTTACGTCGTTGTGCCATGCGCCAGCATCCGCGAGGAAATAGCCCGGATAGAGCTTTTCATACTCGGCGTTGTTGGTCGTGTCCCGGGCGAGCTCCTCGGCGCGTCTGCCGGAGATACGCCCGTCCCGTGTTTTCGGCTCCGGGTCGATAAGATTTTTCGAGGCGTTCCATGCCCGAGTGTAAAGCGGGCTCTTGACGATGTAATGACCGAGCCCGGCGAGGCCGCTCTCTGTGAACTGCAAGCGGCGGGAGTTCGCGTACCCGAGTCCCCATAGCTTTTCGAGCTCGTCTCTATCCATTCCGCCGGATAGCGTGACGTGATGATGATAGCGCCCATTCTTGGAGCCCTTTTCCGTAACGGCTATGTACTTGAGCGGCGGGAGTCCTTGTTTTTTCCGTGCTCTCTGCACCCGGCGGATATAATTCCGTAAAAGTCGTTGCGCCTCCTCCGGGCTCTCCGGCTGTTGCTGATAGGTCAAATGGATTTCGAGGTCGTCCGGCGTAAAGTTCGCGTGGAGGAGACGGACGAGCTTTTCCTCTCTATGCCGCTGATTGAGTTTCGCTTGAGCGGCGGAGGTCGGCTTGCTCCGCTTGCCTCTGCTCCGTCCTTGCCGATAGGTCGGGTAGATATATACGTCGAGATACTCGCCGCAATAATAGCGTTTCTCTCTGTAAACTGTTTTCATGTGATACCCTCCGACGAGAGCTCGTCTATGGTCGGTTTGTTAATATTCCATACGAGCCCGTAAAAACGCGCTTTGCGCTCGATTTTTTGCCCTTGCATACCGTCCCGGAGAGTGCTATAATAATAAAGGTATGAGTAATCGCTCGTCTTTTCCGGGACGAGTCCCCGCCGACGTTCTGCAAAGCGTCGGCGGTTTCTCTTTTTCTGTCCTGCATTGTCAATCCTCCACGCGGCGGTAAAGTTCTACGAAGTCCGCCACGAAATCGAGGATAATCCGCTTTGCCTCATAATATATAATAGGTAGGAGCAAGAGCATGAACTCGCCGCCGACGGCCTTATAGCCTCGCCACGCGAGCGCCGCGCTCAAGCCCTTTGTGAAAACGACCGCCGTCACGATAAGCACGGCGAGGAGCTCCGCCGCCGCGAGGCGGCTTTTCTTTTTATGTCTCATTCTCTGCCTCCCGTAATTATGCGGAGCGGGCAATTATCGAGGCGCTCTTTCGACACTCTGATACCCCGCGTCGCGCAAAGCGTCCCGCGAGCCGTGCAAGCGCCGTCGCTACCGCGTCCTCTATTTCCGCCCATGTTTTCGTAATATTTGCAATACGCACACGCCGTCGGTATTTTTCTCATTTGCGTTATTATGACGACTCTCCCGAGGAGCTCGCTCCCGGACGGCTCCCGGGCGAACTCTTTTCGCGTAGTGTGCTTACACGGATTTCCACAATGCCGCTTGTTGCACTCGGTATTTTTCTGCGGGTCACACTCATATAATTTCTGAAAGCTCATTTTTCGCCCTCCTCGTCCTCCGGGATGGGCGTAAAGCACTCGCAACGGAGGACGCGCTCTTTTTCGTCTGCGTGTATCGGGCTCGGGCGGCGGCTGTCCATGCGCTCTATACACGGGATACAGTAATCGCCGTCTCTGCCCTTGCGCGGGTCGTGTACCTCTCGAATGTTGTCGCATTTCCGGCAATCGAACTCGTACCGCCATTTCGGGAGGTTTGATTTTCTACGGCGCACCATTTCTCGCCTCCTTTGCGGCCTCCGGCTCCGGCATATCTTCCGGGAGTAATTGCAGAGCGAGCAAGCCGCCCTTTGTTTCGCCCACTTCCCGAAAGCCCGCGAGCTTATATGTATAGCCCCACGTTTTAACGCCGTGTATCATGGTCGGCTTTACTTTCTTTCGGTCGATAAAGGTAATCATTCCGAGCGCCGGAGGCTCCCCGAAATGTGCTCTTGTGGCAGCTACCGCCTCCCGTATCATTTCCGAGGCCACGCCCGCGCCCTCATTTCTGAAAGCCGAGCATACCCACGCTCCCGCCCATGCGTGGCGGACGTATTGTGCATACGGATACGAGGTAATCCAAAACGCGCGCCCCGTTTCAGTCTCCGCATAGAGAACGAGAGCCCGTCCGGGCGGTACGAATTGCGGAGTTCCGGGCTTTTGCCTGTTATAGTGCCTGTCCGCTACCTCGCGGGCTCGTGGGTCTGCTTTCCACGATGTTTCCCAAATCAAAGCTCCGCCTCCTTATAGGCCGCGCGGACTTCCCGCATAATGCCGGATACGGAATATTCGCCGTAGTCGATGAAACAGCAAATAGCCTCCTCGAGATTTTCGGCGTTTTCCGCCGCCGATGGGATTTCGTCCGGTTCGATGCACATATCCTCGAGAGCATCGAATACCGCTTTTGTGGCGGCGGCGCTTTCGACGGCCTTTTTTCTCGCTTGCTCGAGTCTGCGTTTGAATACCGCGAGCGCCTGCTCCGTGAGAGCCTCGCCGGGAGTCATTTCCGATATTTTTTTCATGGTATGAGCCTCCTTGTGGCTTGCTCCCCGGCATTGAGCCGGGGAGCTTTTTA